ACTTCGGGCAAGTCCATCCGAACGGTGGCCATGTTGGAGCCAATGGCACCGGGCACATCTGCCCCTCATGAAACTGGCCACACACAGTACAGAACGTCCTCATCAGTTCTGCCCTCCCACGTATGCCCCTGGCCTCAGCAGCTGCTCGATCAAGGCGCCCTTTTCCATGACCCCTTCGAGTTCCGCGGCCCCGCCGTAGCCGTCAGGCGCGCCTATCGCGGCAGGCACACGAAGCCTGGCCATGATCTGCTCGTCGATCGTGACTCCTGGGAAAAACTGCCTGCACAGATCGATGGCCGCATCCACGGGGATGTCTGAGGCCACAAACTTGTTCACCATCTCCGCGAACTTGCCTCCGCTTTCCGCTTTATCCTTTGGCGTCTCTATCGTCGGGGAGTCGTAGTTCACCCCGATCGTTTCCAGCAGGTGCGCTCTGTCTCCCGCGAAATACTCTGGCCCGAAGCAGCTGTACGCGATCATACGCGCCACTGGTTTCATCTGCGGCCTGATCGTCCTTCCTACTTTCTGGATGGCCGCTGACTCCTTCAGCCCCACATCGTCGCCACGGTCGCTGGCCAGGCCCTGCGGCTGAGACATGAACAGCGTACTCACTGGCATCTCGGCTCTGGCGCAGATGTCCTCCTGAAGTGACATCACCAGATCCTTGAACCCCTCGTAGTGACGTTCGATCGCCTTCACCTCGCCGAAACTGTTGATAGCCTGCGGGTGAAGGATGCTCCACGTCCTCATGGCAAGGTTGTTCTGCGCGATGATTGTTGCGGCAGGTCCATTCGGATCCGCCCCGCTCATGGCCAGGATGCCGTCCAAAGGCAACTCGTGAAAGAGAATGCTCATCTGCTGGGCCATGATGGGGATGGACATGATGACGATCACATAGCCGAGGATCGGTGAAATATAACTCTCGAAGTCGCCGATACCCCAGCCCATCTGCGCGAGCATGCCCCAGTAGGGCAGCATATTCGGGCGGATGATCGCGCTTCGCTCTGTGGCAACTTCAACCCCGCCGATCGGGATGTAGTAGGTCTCGGGATGCAAGTAGTCGCGGGCGGTGACGTTCCAGTTCGGGACCAGCACGCAGTTCCACCTGTCCGCGGTGACAAAGTGGTCGATGCTGTTCTGCTCGAGGATCCCCTCCTGCAGCAGCTCGTCAACGCTCATCGGCATCGAGGCGCTGTTGTCCTTCTTCAGCCTGGGATAGAGGATGGACCCGCCGTAGACCAGACCGTCCCGGGTGCCGTTCGTCTGCGCCTCACCGAAACCGATCAGCTCGGCATAGTCGTGCATCTTCTTCAGGTCCCCCGGATCCCAGCCCTCTCCGTCGAACTGGTAGCCGTTCATCATGATGCCTTTTGACTTCTTGTCGATAATGACCTTCGGTAGACCGCCGCTGGCATAGTAGGCCGTGGCCTCCTGAGGGGACATGCTGACGGGAGTATAGGCGTAGCTGTACATGCCAGGGTCGTCGACGCTGCCGATGCCGCTCATGGGATTCCAGAAACCGTCCATAACGAAGTGCTTTCGCAGCCCATCCATGCACTCAGGAATTGTCTGCAGAGGTTCTCCGCTTGCATAGCGGGCGGCCTTCACAGCCTGGTATTGGATGTTCCTGATCTCTTCGATCTCGTCGGTAGGGTGCGCGTTGGCAGGAGTCTGTGCGTCAGCTACGAAGTCACCTTGGTTCGGGGACCTCGCTGCTATCAGGCTGAACACCTTCTGCACCCAGGGGGTCTTCTGCTCCGGGCTCCCCAACATCGCGTACGTTGTCTTTGCCATTCTTACCTGCCTTCACCAGATCGCGCTGAAACCCTTTCCACCCGCACTTGCACGTCACGCTGTTGTCGGGTGCGAGGATCCCGCCCATTGTGGTCGACTCGTAGTCCTTGCCCCCGCACTTCGGGCACGCTGGGATAGTATCCACCACTGCCCTCAGTGCCGCCAGCTGATCCTGATTCGGAACCGTCGAGAGAACGTTCAGCTCGGTCGTGATCTGCTGGATCTGTTGAACATACTCCTCCTTCAGCCCATGACGCAACAGAACCTCCTCGGCGCAGCGCACCATGATATGAAGGTTCGCGCACAGTGCCCCTGTCGAGTCCCCGCGCTGTTTCAGCTCATCGTCATTCAACCCCAACGGTTTGACCTTGTACCCGCCCAAGGCCATCAGGCATTGCAGCCCGAACTGAAGCCCTGTCAGTTCAGCGCGCACCTGCCCCACTTTCAAGGGCACAGGCGGCCCGTCGAACTTCCATGCCTTCGCTCGAATGCGGTCCTTTCGCCATGCCTTGTACAAGTCCCTGAGATTCGGTGCTTTCATATTCCCCTCCCAGCATTGTACCGCTCCCTCAGAATCCTTCGCCCTGTATCGTTTATCATTCTGATCGCCTCCTGCACACGTAATCGTAGACCTGCTCTGCTTCTGTCACCCCTGGCGGCAGGACTGTCACCAGCCTACTCCTGAACTGATCGAACACACAGAGAATGCTCGACCCCCTGATCTCGACTCTCCGCACTGTTATCCTTGCACTCTGCCTCACCACTGGCTTCGCGTGCGCCGCCTGGCTGCACAGCTCTCGGTACTCGAAGCGGTTCACGTGCACGATGCCCCACCTCTCTCTGAGCTTGTTCTTGAAGTGAATCTTCTCGCTTTCCCCCTTCGTCAGATCGTGCATGCTGGTACGACTTCCATGTCATGTCACTCTCTTATCCTTCGGCACTGCCCGACCCGAATGAGTAGCCTGAACCAGGTCCGAAAAAACGCTGAAGGAGTAGACCAGCCGCCATACGCCGTATTCAAACCCATCGCAGTAATGGTCGGGCGCGGTAGGGCCCTTTCCCTTCTCAGGGTTTCCTTTGTCGTCGAACTGCCTGAGCTTCAGCGCCATGGATAGAGGATTGCAGCCGGGGCCCAGGTCCATGCGCTCGGTCTTGAACAGCTTGTTCACGAAGAAGATTCGGTCGATCACGCTCGGGTTGATATTGCCCATCCACACGCCGATGTCCGCATCGCGGAACTCCTGCGCGTAGCCCGTCACGATTTCCGCGGCTGTCGCATCCGGATACCAGCGCACAGGGTTGTACGGATAGGCGGACCGGATGATCTTTGGGGCCCAGCCTATCTGCCCGAAGCTCCATGATTGCAGCACGTGTAGCTTGCCCTCGCGATAGAGTATGGCAGTTCCTCGCGAGTACCCTGAGTTCAGATCCTGCCCGATATGGATGATGTCCGCTGGCTCTGGAATGATCGAGTCCTTTCGCATGTTCTTGGCTTCATCGTAGTCGTAGTACACCCGCCCTGTGGAGAGGTTCGCGAACAGGCCATAGAGAAACACCATGGCCTCGACTTCGCTGTACAGGGACTTCATGCGATCCAGCCACTCGCGCGAGATCGAAAGGTTGTCCTCGCTGCGGGCATGAATGATGAAGAACCCGTCTCCCCTGTCTTTCATCTCCTCGACGATCTGGTAGGTTCCGCGGTAGCCCTGTGCAGTAGTCAAAAACATGCTGTACGCCGAGCGTGCGGGGATCACCATGCCATTCGCGCCCTTCCCTTCAGGCAGATCCACACGGGTGCGCTCTTGGATGGCCACGAAGGCTACCAGCGCCTTCTCCTGGGGGAGTTCGTCCAGCTCGTCGCAGATGAAGATGTGAAAGTTGTGCGCGTAGATCAGATCAGGCTCTGTGGTGGCGATGATCACAAACTGCGTGGTGCCCAGCGTGATCACCTTCTCGTTCTTGTTGTAGTCGTAGGCCAGCCCCGACATGGCGCACCACTTGGAGAAGTCTGCCAGCGTGGTCTTCTGCAGCAGGGTCATGGTGCCCCCGCCTATCCCGACTTTTATGTGAGCACCGTTGTACCACATGGCGATGATGAGCATTTGCTCCACGACGGTGAAGCTCTTTCCCGCGTTGTACCCTGCCACCATGAAAAAGTAGGCCAGTTCGGGGAACTTCACTGGCGCCAGGATGAAAGCCTTCTGATGCGGGTAGGGTTTGACCTTCAGCCATGACGGGGGTGCCAGCGCGTGCATTACTTTCCCTCTGGCTTCTTCTTTGGCGGATGGATCTCCACCGTGGGCATGGCGGCGATCTCCTCGGCGCTCATGTCGGACATGATGATATTCAGTCCATGGCTCTCACCCGCCACCTTACCGATCTCGCGGGTAACGTTCGTAATGCTTCCGTCCAGGCGGTCCTCTATGCGGTTCATAGCGTTCTGGTCGCCCCTCAGCGCAAGAGCCCAGCGCAGCAGGACCATCTGCTCCTTGGCTCCGACCATAACCTTCTTGCCGTTGCTGCCGGGGAGGATCATCTGCTTTGCAAGCAGGGCTCCGCACTCCTCATAGAGCTGGCGGAAGTTCCTGGTCCCCTTGGGCTTGCCAGCAGGGTTACCACTCTGCCCAGGCTTGTATTGCGTCTGTTTTTTTTCAGGCTTTGGAGATTCTTGAGGTTTGCTCATGTACCTGTTCCTGCGAAGTCCAGCATGGGTCTACCCGCAACAGGGGACAGCCTTCTCTTCTGGAGCTCGACGTACTCGGGTTTCAACTCGATGAGGATTGCGCGCCGCCCGTATTCCAGCGCGACCTCGGCCGTGGTGCCGCTCCCGCCGAAGGGATCAAGGACCGTGCCACCGATAGCCGGGAGGCCGCAGGTGCATGTCGGGTGCTCGCCGGTGACGACAGACGGGCGCACGTGATTCGGCGTCCATCCGTCGGAGCGGCCCTTAATCCTCGCATCGGACATCGAGGCATCCATTTTCGGGGAGCGATAGTCGGCCTTCGTCCCGCCCGTGGACACCGGATCCCCGCGCTCCACTTCCTTCACCCATGGCGCGCCGCACTTCGGGCAGGCGTGCTCGGGGCACCCGGCGAGAATGCAGGGCTGCACGAGCTTGCGGGGGAAGGTGGCGAAGTGCGCGGGGTACGGCTCGGTGGCGATGGTCCAGACGGTGCGGCGGTTGCGGCCGGCGGCCATAAGACCGGTCTCGCCGTGCTCCCTACCGTCACGATGGAATGAACCGTGCCCGCCCTCGTGCGTCGCCCATCCGTCCGGTTTCTT